AAGACATCAAGGGCAATGTTCAGGAGCTTGAACTAGATGTTCAGAAGCTAGAGACTCAGCGTAGTCAAACCAAAGAAAACGTGGCATTGCTATTTGCCTTTGTCGCATTTACAGCCACAGTAATTAACCTTATACTTGACAATATGTAATTACCCGACAAGAGTAAAACCCCCAGTTATTACGCTGGGGGTTTTATTTTTTTATATTACTTTTGGTCTAAGTTAATTCTGTTGACCCAGGCTTGACCAGCTGTGCCACCCCAAGCATCCCAGGCCACACGACCTGGTGATGGGTAGCCCTCTTCGCCTGAGTTAAATCCTGTTGCCTTCTTGTCACCGTTGTGCCTAGCCAAGTAAGATTTCATCCTAGCAACTACATCTCTAGTTACACTTCCACCAGCTGCTAGCTGAGAGGCTCTGCGTCTTCCAGTAGAAGTAAATCCACTTCCAGCTTTACCTTCGCTAATCCACTTTAGTGCTCTCTTGGCTGCAGACTGAACTCCAGCTGGCACCTTGTAAGTGTCTGCCTCGCTTACGGTAGCCTCACGTACGTTGACTAACCCTGGTGGGATAGCTGCAAATCTGCAAGCGCCATCTTCTTCGATGTCTTGCTCAATAGCAGAACATTCGATGTCTTCGCCTTCGCCCATGTGGAACACACAGTTGCCACACTTTACGCCAATCTCAAGGTTTGGGTTGTTCTGTGCGTTGTCATAGCCAGCGTTGATTGAGCTGCCCTCGGACTGGAACTTGCCAAACTCTTCTACTACCGCAAGCATTGCGTCAATAAGAGCCTTCTCGTCACCAGATGTCTGGTCGTATAGGTCTTGGCTAAACTCTTCAAATCTTTGCATGGCTACCTTTTCTGTTAGTACAATTGTATCATATATTGAGGTCTAGCGTAGCTTTCTTGTCATTAGAGTAGAAGCCATCCCCCTTGAAGGATATGCCCCTAACCTCAAAGAGCCTAGTTAGTGGCTTATTGCACTCGCTGCACTCAGTAATTCGTGGCTCTTCATTCATCCCACGTACTTCAGTAAATCTGTGCTCAGGCTTTTCGGAGCACTTATATTCATAGATTGGCATCGTCTTCCCATAAGTCTTTTGAGCGAAGCTCATGGCACACTTCGCAGTCTTGTAGCTGGCAAATTGAATCACAGTGTATACAGGCGTAGCTACCATCCACGCCCATCTGATAAACATATTCATCACAGGAGCAAATGTACTTTACCCTAATCTCCATGTCATCTTCTTCGTCATACATAACGTTAGTCATGTAAGACAAAGCCTCAGGCTCTAGGTCAAAGAATGGTCCAGCTGGGTACTTGTATTTTAAAGTACCTCGCCTTTTAATCTCTGACCTAATTACCATTAGGACAAAGGAATTATATAGACCGATAAGTAGTCTTCTCAATTGCCTTGTCTCCCTTTAGCCACTTACCACAATCCATGCACTGGAAGCGCTGGTAGGTAGCAGTAGTAGTTCTAGCAAACCCTCTACGCTGCAGTTTTACAGACGCACAGTTGGTACAACCGCCCTCAACACCATTATATAATGCGGCGTGTGGATGGTTTTTAATCCAAGGCTTTAGGATTTCGTAAAGGTCAATCAACAGGTCAACATCCTGAATCTGATACTCCTTCATCTTCGCCCAGGACTTCTTGTCATCAGCCATACAGCCAACCCACAGGTCAAAGCCTGAGTGCTGCACCTTGGCCCCAACCCCAAGGGTCTGAGCTACGTAATCTAATTTGTTGGATGGGAATTTGAACTGAGACTTCACAACACGCATCAAGTCCAGCTCTTTGTAAGGTGATGGTGGCAGGTAGCCATTCTCTAGAAACTCTCGCTTAATATGCTTCGAGTCAAAAGCTGCAGAGTTCCAGCCCACAAGCACATCAGCTTCTTCCATAAGCCTGTGCAGTTCATCAAGCATTGCCTTCTTGCCGTGATGGTGCACAGATTTAAAGTTTACGGTCTTCTCGCCGTACCAACGAGCACCAAAACAAATGACTTCGGTTGACTCCATAAGCTGATTGATTGATACGTTCTGTTGCCATAGTCCCCACACAAATGCTAGGTTAGGACTGGTTTCTAAGTCAAGAAATAGTATTTTCATTTCCAGCCTTTCTTTAATGTTGGCATGTGCTTAGAGTTCCTAAGGTAAATAATACCATGCCTTATTGCATCCATGCCATGTGGCTTAGACGGTAAATAAAGGTTCATCTTTTTTAGCCTGTCGTTATCGCACAACGGCTTGAGCTTTGGCTCTTGGTAAATAAGCTCAGTGGTGGGGTAAAGTGCTTCCAATGCCCCAATAATGTAGACTGGCGATAGGTCTGCACCGTAGATTCCCTCACGCAAAGTGAAGGACTCGCATACAATTTTGTCTATGTTCATGTTCTCAAGCTGGTCCCAGTGGAAGTCTAAGAAGCCCTTGAGACCGCCACCTATCTGCTTTACCCAGACTAGCTCAGGCTCATCTGTGTCAATGACCTCGAACAAGGCCACCCCAGTTGTGCCACCAGGGTCAAGGCTTAATATTGCCGACAAAGTTTCCCTCGCTCTGGTCTAGAAAAATCTGATAAGAGTTTCTGCTGTTAGATAGTTGCACAAATTGGTAGCACTGCTTAGCCAGCGGATAAACAGCACCCGCTATGTACTTGCCTGCGTGAAAGGTCAGTGCATCCTTGTCAAACTTCACAGATTCAAACTTTGCTTTCCTGCTAAACTTATCCATTCCGCCTCCTACTAATTGAGCTCTGGCTAACACCAGTTAGCTTTGAAATCATCCCTTGGGACGTGCCCTGCCCGATTGCTTCTTTGATGAGCTTGTAATCGGTTTCGCCGTTCGCCCTAGAATAAAGTACATTACGTAGTATTTCAAGTGTACCCACATTTAAATTGCCTCCTGTCTTACTTGCCTTGTCAATCATCTTACTAATCATGCTGTGGCTAATTCTGTTATTCACTATAGCAGACATCTGCCTGCTTGACAGTATTTCGTAGTCTGCCATTAGGCCAACCTGCTTCTTTATTTCGTCAAGCTCCATAGAGTCAACGTTATCCCTAATCCAAATTGCCAGATTAAGAAGTTCGGCTACCTTGATTTCCTGCTGTCTGTCCATTAGACAATCACCTCTAGGTAGCTCTTGCGATTGTCAACTGCAATCTGCACACGTGCCTGAGAGTGGAGTGCTTGCACCATCTCATCGAACTCACGCTTACGCTTGTTGCTAAACTTTCGGTAGGCTTCTTCGTAGCGAATCTTACCGCCCCTGTCAACAACCAATGCCTCAAGCTTATCAACATCCCTCTGCCATTCCGATGCAGAGATTGCGCTCGCCATCTTGATTAGGTTCTTGAACCAGTCCTGTGAGTAGTAAATTGCAGTGAGCATATGGCGAAGCTCGACCTGCTCTTTTTGTTCGTGCATGGCAAGCAAGATTGCACACTTCCAAACCGAAAGTGCAAGTCGCTGGCGTGATGGCTCAATGGAGTCACGCTCTGGGTGGCTGTCTGCCCAGTTGCCCATCTCCCACTTGAACTGGTTGAATCGCTCTAGTGCTGAGTCGCTGAGTCTGATTGGTCGTGGGTTAGGCTCACCCTTCTTCTGCCAGAATACAACCGCATTAAGATTCCCTTAACAAGAGTATCCATAACAGCGTCACGAACTACAATTTCATACTCGTCTGCTTGCTGAATATCTTCAAGCTCTTTGCTTCTGTCTGGAGTCTCCGCTGTGACGTACAGGAATCGTGCAAGGAATCCAGAGCGGAAGTACTCAGTTGTGAGAACATCTGCAACCTTGCTAGTGATACCCATCAAGAACATCACGAAGTTAGTTGTGGCTCTTTCGGTCTGAGACTTGCCTTTGCCAGAACGAATTACAACAGGCACGTGACCATCGTAAAGCTCAGTGAATCGCTCAGCTGCTGATGCCATGTAGGTCTTATTGATAAAGTCCTTGAACATACCCTGGACTTCATCTCTGTGCAGAAGGCTAGTCTTGCCGTCACGCTCTGCAAGGATTGAAGTCACACCTTCAGGGGTTGCATCGGAACCGATATCAATCTGGTAGCCAGAGTACTTCTCAAACTCACGAATCATTCGGAGCATTAGGTTTCGGCTGGTTGATTTACGAGTAAGTGTAGTCTCACCAAGCACCATGAACCACAGGTTCAATCCCATCTTGCCGTACTTTGGGATAGCATAGCCAATGTCTGAGAAGGAGGAGGACAGCACAGTAAAAGCGCTCGCAATGTGATACTGGTAAGCAGCATCAGTCTTTGACTTAGCCCAGTCCATGTAGTCATCAATAAAAGTCCTACGAGAATCAACTACATACTGCTCATCGTCAGTTAGGAACTTTATGTCTTTTGGTTCTGCAGTGACAGTTTGCACCAGTGGCTCGACAGCTTGATATTGCTGAGCTGGCTCAGTTCGGTAAGATACGCTTGCCCTCTGCACCTCACGCCACAGGTCACCATCAGCGTCATTGCGTTTAGGTCTAAGTGGCGAGTGATACTTGTTGCACTTTGCATTGCGAGCAATTACAAAAACTTCTTCGGTTGTCAAGCCCTGCCTAAATAGTTCAAGCTCAAGCTTCCAAAGCAACACAGACATATCAGCATTAGGTGCTGGTTGCTCCATGTACAATCCGATAATTTCAGGATTGCTGTTAATCTTACCCATTGTCTGCATTAGGTCAGGCCACTGTGGTGGTAGCTCTTTCAATGATAGGTCTTTGATTGGCTCAACATCAACATCACCGTATTGCTCAGCCAGTTCCGCAAGAGAATAGATTGAACCGTTAGAAGTAGCAGTGACTGGGTGGTCCTTGCCTTCTTTGCGGTTCATGGAGTTGGGCACACGCAATAGCTTAGTTGTATTCCAACCAGACCTATCGCAACCTTGGTGAGAGTGAGCATAGGCAATCTTCTTAGCAATCAGGGCTACATCCTGTGGGTCTGCCTCGCTATCGAGAATCCAGTAGGTGTGCCAGTGCCCTTCTGAAGTTTGCACAGAGATAGATGGCTCAACAAAAAAGTTTTCTGGCTCGCAGGAGTCTGCATCTGCGTAGACTACAGATACGGTCTTAGCATTTTCTTTGATGCGTCTCGGTGATGCAAACAGGATAGGCGAGAAATAAACGTCACCACTGGCATGAGTAGTTGCGTGTGCAACCATATCCTCTTTTTGCTGTGGGTAATCAAAGAACTTCTGGTCAGTCAGGTCATTGCTTACTGGGTGCCGTGTGACGATTGTTGCAATACCACGACCATCGCCGTATATCGCATCGAAGAAATCACCTGTCTTAATAATAGTCTCCTCTAGTCTGCATAAGTTTTAAATTGTATGGTGCCCCTATCTGGACTCGAACCAGATACCCGACAAAGGAGGAGAGAAAACGAGTACACCTGTAGGGGCTAATGTGCGTTGTTTACGAGACGCACCCCTCGCTTGCCCATTGCTTAGGCCCAGATGTCACCAGCTGGGACTGCGCCCATTGCAGTGAGCAAAGACTCTGAGGTTGCCTTGTCGAAACCTGCTACCTCATTACGGTCTTCACCGTTCTGGTCTTTCCCCACCTTGACACGCACTCCAATTGCCTTGCCCTGAAGTTCGTTAAGGTCTGGTACTTCAAAGTCTCCCGACTTCATGTCGTAGCCAAGTGAAGAGAAGAAGCTCTGTGTCTTCCAGAAGTCACCTGCTACATAAAGTGGAATGTAAGAGAATACTCTACGGTTCTCGTACTGCCCACTTGAAATTCTGAACTGAACATTGAAGCGTGGCTTGCCTTCGTTTGGTCCAGAGCGAACCTCTTCCTGCTTTACCTCAAACACAGTTGCGTTGTAGGACCCAGCAGGAATTGCTGACATTGGCCCACTAGATGGTCCACTTGATAGTGAACTTTCTGTGATACCTGTAATTTTAATTGACATTACTTAGTACCTCCTTGGATTAGTCCCATGATTTTCTTCATGGATGGTTGATATATTTTTGCTGGTAAACCGAAGCGATTCTTTGTAATCAATCGGTTTGACGGGGCTACAATCAGCACCCGCTGTGGTGTTCCCTCTACCTCTTCAACCGTTAGATAACCAACGATATCAGGGATACCAGGAAGTGTACTCTTGAATGACCCAGGTAGCATTGCAGTTGTCTTCACAGCTCCAGTGTTTTCATCCTTGTCATCAAGTGCGTGAGCAATGATTATTGAGGTAAACGGTGCGGTGTGCAACGCCCTGAATACTTCATTAGCCCAATTCTTTAGGTCTCCCCAGCGACCAAACTTATTGTTCTGGTTCTCTGGCTTCTCACCAAAATACTTCTCTGCCCTGTCCATCACAACACCAATCGTGTCAACGATTACGGTCTTGTATTTGTGTGGCTTGTTTAGTAAGTCTTCGACTACCGATACAAACTGCTGGTGAGTTGTGATGTTTAGCACATCAACATTCTTCCAGTCTCTTGCGATAGCTGAAGCTCCGCCTTCTGCGTCAAGCAAAAGCACAGGGCCCATTGATGGAACCTCGGTAGCAGATGATGCCAGCCAAGTCTTGCCCCTGCCAGCATCAGCAAAAAGCAAGATGCTCTTTGGTGCGTTTAGAGCTTCTGCTTTATGGATAAACTTAGCAAAGCCTAGCTCTGGGAAATTCGTGTCGCTCATTTGTTTCCTCCTATATCTATTGTGTGTGTATTCTAGCACATATTCTATTCACTACAAAATTTGCAGTTGTTTGGCGTGTCGCTAGATTCCTATATTGCATTTAAAGCACTCTGGGTTTGACGGGTAGTTGTCTGGGTGAGCTCCACTCTGAAGTTCATCCCACAGCCTAATCAGTCTATTCCAAAGAGCCACAGCAAATGACTCATCATACTCGTAAGTGTGAGTCCAGATGTCGTTCTCATAAGTGCCCTCACGATTGATGAATACCAAACTGATGCTGTCAACCTTGATGTTTGTTTGGTTCATTCCCCAAGCGTAAAGCTGGGTCTGACCAATGTACTTCTTAAGAGTATACTCAGCCCCACTGTCATGCTTCACACCATCCACCAAGTCCTTCAGCTTCTTGACCTTAGTTCTTGAGCTGGTCTTCCAGTCAATCAAGTGCTTATGAGTTGGTAATACAAGGTCAGGTTTACTACTGATAGAACCGTACCCACTAACATTACCCAGACTAATCTTCTGTTCAACGAGAGCATTGTCGAAAAGACCAGTGCTGTCAGTAGAAATAGCAGACTCAAGAAAACTGTGAATGGCTGTCCCAATCTTTGCTCCCATCCAATACTTTTGTTGTGGCTCTGGCTCTGCAAGCAGTGCCTTAGCTAAATGTTTTGTGCAAGGGTCTGATATTTGAGATGCACCCACCTTGCGTTGCTTATCTCTATCAGACTCCTGTTTAAATAGCCCGACTGTCATAGCCATGACCTCTGTGTTAGTCAAGCCCATACTTCATCTCCTCCTTAGTAAAGTTGATTCCACCCCAGACACCCCACTCTTGCTTGCTTTCGACTGCAAAGTCGTAGCACTGCTTTAGTAGTGGACAGCCAAAGCAAATCTTCTCAGCTAAATCTTCTGATACATACTCTGGCTCGTCAATGTACAAGCGTGGGTCTAACACGCAAGGCACAGTGTTTCCTGACACTTGAGCAAACGCTTCGGTCAAAGCATACCACGACTGCTGTGCTTTCTCAACTAGCAACACAGATTCTGGAATCTCAATTATCTGAGGCTTATCCTTCTTCGGTCTTGCTACTCCGCCGTTCTTGAGTTTGTTCCGCTGATACTTTTCTCTAGCGTATTGCTTGCGACACTCACGACATACCCTTGCATTATCATAGGCACGAATGAAAGTGTTCTCTTCTGTAAACTCATGCCCCTTAGAGCAATGGCTTCCTCGAACTCGCTTCTTGCCCCAAGGGTTATGCTTCTCAGCTTCTTCCCATTGGTAATCAGTCATTAATTCCTTGGCTTCTCAAAAGCAAGGCGAGTAATTTCTTCAGCCGCAAGTAGCACAGCGATAGGTGCAGCAGCTGTGATTAGCACACCAATCCAAGCTCTGAAGTCAGTAAGCTCGCCGTTCCAGAACGAAAGTGTGTGAGCAATGTTTGCAACCACAGAGATGCCAGCAAAAGCAATCAGCCCAACCATTGTTCGCCAAGTTGATTCGCCTCTGGCCTTAAAGACCACCAGTGAGATAGTGTAGGCTAGAATTGCAGCATCAATAAACACCGCTGGTAGCCATTGGATAACCTGAGGGATACCAGTCCACTGACTCACATCATAGATACCAGTAAACGACACAATGAATGAGCTAATCATTAGTAGTCCAACTAGAACAACTGCAGTTGCCAACACTGGGATAGCATCTGGGTTAATTCGTGCCGTGTTGGAACTTGGCTTTACTTCTTCCATATACCTGTGCTCCTTCTCGTCATAGATAACTTTCTCTGGTTCTTGGATTTTGTAGAATCCGCTTACCTCACTCATTTTTATTCTCCTTTACAAAATAACTGACAATCACTGCGATTATAACAGCACCTACTGACAGGGGTATAGCCCAGTAGTCTACGAAGTCTTCATACAACTGTCTCATCAAACTTACGACTGCTCTTTTATCAAAGCTATTACTTGACTAACTGGCAGATACTTCTCGTCTGCTGATGGGATTTCGTTAGGGGATTGCCATCTTCCGCTTTCAAGCAACTTGATTATGTGGTCTCGTTCGTGTTGCATCCCACTTCTAAAAGCTCTTATGCTACTGTTAACAATAATTTCCTGCAGGTCGCTCATTTCTTGGGCCACTTTCCATCAAGTACCAGCATCCCAATCATTGCGTAGTTAGCCAAGTCCATAAAGCTATCCCGCAGTGGTTCGTTCACAGCTTCCTGCTGGTTGTCCACCAAGTGATTGATGCGAGCCATCTTGTCGTGCATCCTAACTCTCAGCCCGTTGATTGGTCCCCCTGGACTATCACTGATATTGCTTGGCCCATAGTCCCTGTGCTTTTTGAGAAGTAGCTCTGCGTTATAGCTAAAGTATCCTCGCACAGTTGTTTGAAAGGAATCATCTTTTTCAATCTTTTCTAACACTCTAAAAAAATCTTCATTCATTCCCAATTGCAACTCCTATCCTTAGTTCCTTCTTTACAAACTCCCAGAAATCATCAAAGTCTAGGTCTTCTCTTTCGCCATCATCCAACCATCTTTGATAGTGGGACTCACACATATTCCTAGCCTTGTAAGGCTTGTCGCATCCATCCTCTGTGCACACAGGCTTCGTTGCCTTGCGGTGCTGTTGGTAGTGATACATACACATACCCTTGCCGTGATACTTCCTGTCGCAACCTTCTGTGCTACAAGCTTTGACTTGCTTAGTCATTAAGAATCTCTTCAATCATATCCACAAGTGGGTTGGTGTGCTCTGTCAGGAACCCAGGGTCCTGCTCATTGAATACATCATAGAGTCTTTGCAGTTTGATTCTCGCATCCATATTCACAAGGTGCTCAGCATAATCCTCTGGGCTCCAGCGTGGTGGATAGAGTTCCTTGTCTCTCTTCCATTCTAAAAACTTCTCAAGTTCTTTAGCAAGCTTCTCATTCATTGCTTTCCTCCTGTGGTTGCGTTGGGTAGTTCTCCTCTAGCCACTGCTCATTCATCTTTGACATTGCTCTCCTTTCTTAGTGATGCGTTCATACTTAGTTGTGTCTGGACTAGGTTGCTCAGCTGTCCCTCGTCAAAGGTATCTCTGGCAACTATGTCATAGACCTTTACTAACTCCTTTTGTCCACGCCTTCTGATGCGGTCAAGGACCTGCTGATTTAGAACATTGCTGTCGCTGTGTGATAGCCACACAACTGTTGAGCATACATCCTGCAAACCATCCACGCCTTCAGCAATCGCTGGAATAACTGCCACGATATACTTCAGCTCCTTCTTCAAGAACTTCTGCTTGGCATCCTCACGCTGTTTCTGGTTGGCCTTACCTGACCACTCAAAGGCAACCTCGCCCTTCTTGTTCAGCCGTCTTGCCACCAGTCTAGCATACTTCTGGCTATCTGTCAAGAGCAACATTGGCTCATCTGGATTGTCATCTATGATTTCCATCAGTGCCTTGAACTTGGTGCTTACTGCCTCATCATCAAAGTCTACTTCGCCAGATGCGTTGATTGCTGGCACAGCTAAGGTAATCTGCCTCAGCCTGATTCTCGCAGCAACAGGAACCTCAGCGACCATTGGATTCTCCTTCAGCCACACAACCAAGTCCTTCTCGAACTTGTCGTATATCTTACGCTGAGCTGGTGCTAGGTCCACATACCTGACCTCTTCTACAAAGTCAATCTCTTTGTCTGGGTAGAGTCTGATGTAAGAAGGCAGTGCGTTAGCAAATGCTCCCTCGTTCTTCTCTCCAGTAATTTCGTGCTTGGTAAATGGAGAGTAGCCCATCTCGCACCAGTCGTAAGCCCAGCCCCAGAAAGACCTTGGGATAAGCTCAGGCCAAAGCCAGCGTGTGATAGCCCAGAATCCCTCGAACTTATTGCCATAAGGTGTGCCACTCATTGAGAGTTTGTATCCTGCCTTCAGGCTCATCAGCGTCTTGTAAGACTTGCTGTGTCTGTTCTGTGCAAAGTGGCACTCGTCTACGATTACCATATCTGGATTGACAGGCTTCCATTCCTTCGTTCTAAAGTATTCACGACCAATAAAATACCAACCCTCTACCCCTTTAGCAAGGTCATACATATTGCTAGAGCCCTGCTTGGTAGAGTCAATCTTGTGAAGACCATTAGCCTTGTAGTCTGTCTGCCTCTGGATGGTATCGTGCCAACCCCAGAAAGTATTCAGTGGTCCAATGACTAAATTAGTTTTCGTTCCAAGGCCTAAGGCTGACTCTACCGCCATCAAAGTCTTGCCCGTTCCCATAAGGCTGGCGTTGAGACTCGCTTTGGTAGGCTCTGAGATAATCTTCTCGACTGCCTTCTTCTGATTCCCATCCAGTGTCAGCTTCGGTAATTGTGTTCTCAAGAATCTCCTTTTGTATTGTGTAATAATGTAGCCAGATAAAAAAGAATATGATACTTAGTATTCCTACCATAGTTCCTCCAGTGGGTCTGATGTATCTCCGTTGTCGGTTAGGTAGTTCTCATACACAATCTCTAGTCTTCTCTCAGCTTCTTCCACGCTTGAGAAATACTCACGACCAGAGGTGCGATAGCCAGATATCCAAATATCGCCATTGCCGTCAATGCCCACATCAACACTACGACCAGTGAGATTAGAATAGTAGTCGGATAGACCACTAGCCATTTCATAAGCTTCATCAAAATACTCATCAGCCAAGTGCCTCCTCCAATACTCTATCCTTTTGTCCAAGCTTGTATAGCTGAACCTGAATCCACATATCTCCATCTACACAGGAGAAGTTCTCACCATCTTCGTCAATGCTGAAGGTGCCATAGCCACTAAGCCCTGACTCACCAAGTGAGTAAGCCTTGATATTGAAGGTGCCATCTGAGTTCTTAGATAGCTTCCACTCTGGGTGTGGGTTGGCAATGTCAAACGAATCGTTCTCCATTGCTTCGTTCACTAATCGCTTCGCAGTGTTCGGGTCTGATGAACCATAGGCAAAGCCAATCTGCCTTGCCGTCTGTCCAGCCAGCAGTGCCACTCTCACAGCCTCAATGACAGCTTCGTGTGCGTCCTTGGTGTCTTCCTTGATACGCTCCTCAGCTCGCTTCCTAGCCTCTGCTAGTGCCACCTTCTCATAGGCTCTGGCAACTCGAATCTGATTCAGCACATCATCATTCTTCTTGGGTGATGCTCTCATCTTAGCATACTCCTATCTAAATCCTCGGTGTATTTGGGTAGCGATTCTAGCAGGAACTTTACCCTGTCGGATAGCTTATCCCATTTGTCAAATAGGAATCCTTTCATACCATACCACACATCATCCTCGTCAAAGTAATCGTCATTGTGTCTGAGAGCAAACTCCTCAGCCTTGGTCAGCATAATAGACTCGCCGTATTCTGAGCTACTGCCATCCTCGTAGACATAAGGTGCGATAAACCAGAAGTCGGTTTCCTCTGATGGGTCCTTGTAAATGTTCAGGTCCCAGTCCACCTCCTCAAAGGTTCTGCCAAGCCTATCCCTGAGTGGCTCAATGATTATCGGTCTGATGGTCATACCAGCTCCTCCTGCTTGATGAGTGGGAATAGGTCCCATAGGTTCAGGTTGCTCTCGTCCCAGTCAATCTTGCCGTCATCACCTAGCACTGCTCCAACTGTCAGGCATAGCTCAGTAGGCACATCATTGAAATACACTTCGTCAAGGGTTTCGCCGTTCTGAATAATCTCCTGCCCTATAAAGAACATACCTTCCTCAATGTATCTCAGGTCAATTCTCAGGTTAGGGAATCGCTTGCTTACTGTTCTCCAGAAGTCCCTGTTCGGTGCCCAAGCGGTTAGGTAGTTCAATCCACCTTCGCTATCGCCTTCGGTGTAGTAGACTCTGGTTTCATCATACTCTTGGTTCAGGTCCCATTTAGTTCCCCAGTTCTCCAAGCTCCAGTCATACCAGTTGGGCTTATCCTGTGGTGCTGTGGTGTCCCTAAGCTCTGTTGGCATAGGCACAAGGTTGTCCATCAGGAACTTGATTGGGTGTTCTGGGTCATCATATCTTTCGTTTGGCTTGCTTGCCTCGTTGAATAGTTCCTGTAGTTCATCAGCGTTTCCTGTAATCCATACTTCATTGTCGCACCAGTTTGGCATTAGTTATCCTCCAATAGTTGTGTGTATATTTCCTCGATAGTTTTGTTCGGGTCCTTGGCTAGAATCTCCCCAAGGTATGCCCTGAGTGTGTCTGCTTGTTCAAGTGTCAGCATAAGTGTCATTAGTCCATCTCCTTACATCTTCTCTAGTCTGTTTTCTAGAGCCTCTAGTGTGTCATCATCATAGTCCCCAGACTCACGCATATTGGCAATCGTGTCTAGGATATCGCTGATAATTGCTAGGTAAGTTTTGCTGTCAATCATTAGCCTAGCACCTGCCCATCTGAATCGGTGATGAAGAAGTTCTCCTCCAGTAGCGAGGCTCCCTCTACCTCAATTGAGTTCATAAGCTCCTCAACTGAGTTCAGCATAACATACTCAATGAAGTCCTCAAAGCTGTAATTGCTATCGTTGTCCTTGATTATGTTTAGGTAGTTGCCTAGTGTCTGCTTGGTATCCCAAGTGATTGTAAGCTGTGCGTTCAGGGTTTGCCCAACACGCTGTAAGACTCCATCTATGATATCCTCGTTAGGCATTTACAATCACCTTACCCTCATCTCTGGTAATGACCGCACCTGTTGCGTTCTGAATCCAGTATCGCTCAAAGTCAATGTCCCAAGTCTGAATCATCTCAACATAATCTCCGCTGTTGAAATCCTTATCAGCCAGTTCAATGGCAAGGTTTATATCTTCAGCTTCGACAACAGTTTCTAGCCAGATAGTAGCAGGTCGTTGAATAGTGTATCTCATTTGCCCTCCTCCTTGTTTAGCATATTCCAGAGCAACTCTCTGGCAGTTTCACTTTCCGTTGCGTGGTCGTAGTTCGGTTCCCAGTCGTTGATATCATCATTCCAGACTGAGCCCTCGTAGAACTTGTGGTCGGTGGTGTCATCATCTATCCAAGCCTTGCCGTCCTCAATCACGACAACGAAGTGGTGTTGTAGTCCCATTAGATTACCTCTCCGTTCATAGCTACTAGGGTTGCTTCTAGTGGTGTATCTCCCCAGCCCTCGCTGAATAGCAACATCTCTGGGTCGTAGATAGAACAACGATACTCGGTGCCTTTGCCGTCTGACACATCATCAACTATGAATCGGTAGGTCAAGTCCCTGACAATCCTCTTGTGTAAGCTCTCCATTAGATTACCTCCTCTAGCTCTCCGTCAAATTGTGGCACAACTGTATAGAATCCGCTGTTCGGGTCATCTGTGCGTGGTGTTTCGCATATGTCAATGAACCTCAGTCCACAAGAATCCCGATACCATCTGGATAGCATAGCGAACATCTGCTCTGGTGTGTGGGTGTCTGTTGTGATAAGTGGGTCGTAATCATACGCTCTCATCTTGTCCACCTCGCCTGTATCCATCAGGATATAAATCTTGTGGCATCCGTCCCAAGCGATACCCTCTGCCGTTGCTAGTGCGTTGCGAATCTCATCTAGGTTTGGTAGCATTAGTCCATCTCCTCAATCTCTCTGACATCAAGCCACATCTTGAACTTGTTGTCCCTGCTTGCTACTTCCAGTAGCCTCTGTGTAAGCTCTCCTAAGATGAGCTTGTCTGCTGAATCTGAATCACTTGCCTCTACCTCAATGGTCAGGTCAATCACCGCTTCATACTTTGCCATTACAATACCTCCTTGGTGATTCTGAATCTCAGCTCATCTAGCCACTGAGCCTTTTGCCTGTGTCCCTGAGCTACATCTCCATCAGGGTTTGCTGAGTTGTGGTAATACATATAGTGCCTGTCCCTCAGTAGCTGAATCGCTTTGTCTAGGGTTCGTGCCTCTTGTGGTGCTATCTCTACTTGTGCCATTATGCTCTCCTTAGTGGTTGTGCTAGTGCTGTGAAGGTGTTGCTGTTGTCAGTCAGGACAACTGGGTCGTGCTTTGCTCCAACTCTGATGGTCCAGTCTACACGCCGTTTGGCTGGTGTAAGCGAGGTCTGGTTGGCTGGTGTAAGCTTCTGAATCTTGGCAATAAGGCTCAGGTTCATACTGATAAGCTCAGGGGTTGCCTTGCTCTCTAGTGCCTGTTGGATTATCATATCGTAGTCCCTGTTGGGTAGCGTTGAGCCATCCGATATCAGGCAATAGGTGTGGTTGGTGTCCGTTGCTATCGTGCCTTGTGTCAGGGTAAAGGTGGTGGTGGTCTTGGCATTATCCTTGATGAACTTGATTGCTCCTCTATCGAGATAGATGATAGCAGGTTCGGTTGATTCATACAAGTCATAGGTTGCCCTTGCCATTACATATCGGTCTGTGGCATAGGCTTTGAGCTTGAAGTCATCTGAGAACTCTAGCTTGATGAACTGTAATGGCTGGAAGTCCTTGTCGGTTAGCTCCACCATACTTGCGATAGATAGTGCTTGGTCTTTGCTGATTACTGGCATTGTATCCTCCTGTTGTGTGTTTGGTGTTCGGTTATCGTGCTATAATGCTGTTATACTATGTTGGCAGTATAGTATATTTTCCTAAAAAAAATATAGTATAAGGCTGTATAGTATATGGCAGTATAGCATACTTCTGATACATATTCAACCCAAAACGCTGAAATAGTTTCACATATTCAATTCTGAGCGTCATATTTTACATACATACTAATATAATATTTATAATATATATATAGTATATAGTAGTTATAGTGGTGTTGGTGAGTAGAGCAGTTGGTGTTTACATATCCGATTCAAGAATCAGGTTGGTCCCAAATGCTTTCGAGGCAAGCTCGACATAGGGGTTCTCCATTGTGGTCCCTAGAATCTTCACTCCAACCCAATCATCAACCGCCTGATACATCACTTGGACCAAGCCACCTGTAATCTTAGACCTGTAAATCTGTCCCTCTTTGATTCTCATATCTATTCTCCTTTTGTTGTTAGATAGTAGCCTTTGCCTGATTCGTAAGCGACAGACCAGAGCGTTATGATTCCGTTCTGAAGAAGAATCCTGTTGGCTCTTTCTGCCTTGAATCTTGTTGCCCAATATTTTGTTTGACCTTTGTGTTCAAGGTTCATATATCTCCTTTGTTGTTATATCCACATTATAGCACAAGCCATAGCTAATGTCAAATCAAGGCTCAAAATAGGATAGCGTGTCATCAGCCTTGTGAGCCTTCTACAAGCCACGAAGGTCTTGGTGAGGTAATCACATAGAGGATAGTCTGTTGTGCCCTCTACGGGGATTGTGCGTTTGTCAAATTGACACGCCGTCCGTTATCAAATCGTTATAATCTGAATTGGGCACCAAACCTATTCTATCACAAAAGCGTTTGATTGTCAAGTGTGTTTACCAAATCGTTATAATCGAAAATTTGTTCGAATGATGCAGCCAAAAGAAAACCCTCCAGCTATAAGCCAGAGGGTCTTCCCAACTAGGAGAGTTGGTCTATATATTCTTCAGGATTTCAAGTAGTTCATCTACTTGGCTGTCCGTTAGATTGTCAATTGCGTCATTGTCAATTAGTTCGTTAGCGTTCCAAATGTCCATTGTATTCTCCTTTTGTTTGGTGTGATTGTATTATAGCATAGTTCTTGGTGATTGTCAAGCTACTGCTTGCTTCTCCCAAAGGTGCCCAAAGTAGGTCTTAGCCATATCCTCAAAGGTCTGTCCCTTTACTGGCAGGATTGAGCCTATGGTGTCTTGGACCTCCCATTGTTCTATCTTGATAGCAGGATTAGATTCAGCGGTGTAGGTTTCTAATCTCTCGTGTGCTATCGTGAATACATCTCCCCTGAACCAGTCCCTCAAGCCTTCCTCACAGGCTTCTAGGTCTACCCTGTCATCGGGATGAGCATAGATGATTACATTAGCCCAGTCGGATTGTGAGTTTCCAGTAAGGCTAACCTGTCGGTATTCTAATCCCGATAGATTCATATATAGCTCTATCGCTCTTAGCTTTCGCTCTCGCCAGTCTGTCCTGAATCCAGAGTGTAGATTCCTAATCAGCCTGTCAAGGTCTTTAGTTCTTGGTCCGTTCTCCATAGCTCGAAGGTCCCTAGATATATCTATGGTGTAGACTCCAACTTCCTCACCGAGAATCCAGTCAAGGTCGTATTGGTCATCATCATAGTAAAGCGTGATTCTGTCTGTTGGTGTGAACTCAAAAGGCTCTACGCCAGTTTCTATCATAACTTCTCCTTAGTTAGTGTGCTGCTTTATTCTATCACAGTTCCGATGGATTGTCAAGCTTGGCAACCCACCATTCTAGCGTGAATCCTATTGTGCTGTCTGCCCACTCCTGGGCTTGGTCGAATGATTCGAATGTGCCGTAGTGTGTGAATCCGTCAAACGGACTTCCTGCCAATACTATCCATTGTTCTATCATCTGCTACTCCCTAATAGTTGTTTACGCCGCCTTGCTTGCTTGATTGTAATGGTCCTCACCTTAGCTAAAGGTGTTCTCTTACTGTCTGGTCTAGGCATCTTCTTCTCCTTGTTTGTCGCAGTCCTTACAGAGTGTGTCCCTATGGTCATCAGTGATAATCTCGCACTCATTACAAGTGATTAGGTCATCATCATTGTAGCCTTCAATAGCTGTGCCATCTTCCCATAGGTGATTGGCGAACTCATCAAAGACAACCCCATAGGCTATCGGGTCCACCTCCTCTAGGATTCTACTAGGCAAGTAGCTCATCCCTAGAATCTTTATCTCAGGTGTTGCTTCGTTGATGTAGTCCCTGTATTGGTCCTCCGCTTGTGCGTAGGTTATGACTTGGTATTCCATTGTTCTCTCCTTGTATTGTAATGGTGTGAGCAGTTTAGCACAACTTGCTCAGGTTGTCAAGTGTTTAGCCCAGTCTTTCAACTACTCGAACTGTGCCGATGTCCCAAGAGATAAAGTCCCTGTCATCGTGAAAGCCATTTCCTGAGTCTAGCTCTGCTCTTACGATTTTCTTGGCTTCTTCTATTGTGCTGGCTGTGTCAATTTCGATTTCGAAAGTGTCCACCATTTGGAACTGAACTTTGTATGTTGGCATTTCTATCTCCTTAGTTGTTGTAATGGGCAGTTTATCACAAGATGCCCAGCTTGTCAAGCGTCTAGCCCATTACCGCCATGATGTCAGCGTATTTCTTGATGTTCGGGATGTAGGCTGGATTGATGCCCAGCGTGTTGCCTTCTTCATCTATGCCTCCAGTGATAAAGGCTGGTCCATTCAGTGGCATGTTTGCTATACCAGATGCCAGGGGATTGTAGTCATCTCTATACATTCCCTCCTCATTCACCCAGAGTGTCATGTCATCTGTCAGGTCTACTGGCTGGATAAGCCCCTCCACTATCTCCTGCATTGACTGTAGTGAACCATCTATCTCTTTTGACTCTACTGTGCCATCTGTGTTTATAATTGCTACTAGCATTACTCTCCTTTGTTATGTTGCTTTATAGTTGTATTGTAGCATAGATTGGGCAGTTTTACAAGGTGCCCAGCTTGAGTGTTTTACAAGACTTCGAATGGGTCTCCATCCCAGTCATCAAAAGCATCCTGTAGGTCTGATAGGTCTGCTTCTCCAGCGTTGTACATCTCTACAATCTCGATTACTTCATCCTTGTCTAGCATTGTTCTCCTTAGTTAGTTGGTGCGTTGTGTGGTCATTGTAGCATAGTTCTAGCCCAATAGCAAGCTTATAAGCAAGTCAGCGAGCGCCATTGGTAGTAAGCCTGTGATGCTTAGAACAAAGAGGGTTGTTCTCATTAGTTCAACCCCCACGCTCTCTTGATTAGGTTCTGTGCCCTGCTTGTGGTGTTGCTGTATCGCTCAGGGCTTACCCAGCGTTCCCCACCTTCTTCTAGTGTTGCGATTAGTGTGTGATAGCTGATGACCTTGTAAGTGTTGCCGTCCCAGTATCCTCTTAGACTGTTGCCAATGAATGGCTCTCGGTTCTTTAGTCTGTCGCTGATTGTGTAGTAATCATCCATCTTGCTTCTCCTTAGTTAGTGGGCAGTTTAGAGAGGTGCCCAGCTCGGTTGGTTAGTTGTTTGTTCTGTGTGCTTCGTTTGCTTCTTCGTGTGCTTCTTCTCTTGCTAGACTAGCATCTGCCATCATCTCATTACACTTGTCGCAGTTGCCGCCTTGTCCGTCCCAATCGCTAGTGTTGTAATCGCTTAGGATACTAGGGCATAGTTCGCACTCGGTGCCCGTCATCATTTGTCATCACCATAAGGCTCAAACTCGATAACTTGAACATCATCACCAAACACCGCTCTAACAGTGTCTAACACGCTGAAACGCTCGTCATCTCTAGATGACTCTAGCTGTAAATCTAGAATCTCTAACAGTTCGTTCATCTTGCTACTCTCCTAGTCTGTCGGGAACTTCCCAACAGAATCAACTCTACACCCGACACGACCAACCGCAACCCCAAAACGCAACCTAGTTGTACCAAACAAATCATTTTATTGGCTCATTTACAGCGGATTACGGCGGGGCACCATCGCATCCACTTCAGGTCATTTTCCAATCTTTTCGGCTACAATCCATGAGTATGCTAAGATAGCTATATGTCAGATATCACAGTAAACATCCAAGGCTACGGGCAGTTCAGCTTGAGCCTAGATTTGCACGACCCAGGGGAAACCGAGGTTTGGAGTGCAACTTTTACTGATAGAATATCCGAAGACGAATGGGTTGTATACTTTGAAATGGAAGACCACGACTACGAAGTCTGGGACTTGATTGACATAGCGATTGAAACCTATCGAGACGAATACGCACAAGACGAAAATCAAATCTAAAAAAATTTCCCGCAATATTTTAAAATAAGGAGCAAGATGTCCAGAGGGCTAACAGACCTACCACCTGAGCCAGAAAAAAACCAAGCCCAGTCAGAAGAGCTCGACCAGGTTATCCGTGAGATTATCATCGGACAGAATAAGCTCCATGACCGCCTTGTGCAGTTAGAGCGTGACATGGACCAGATGGCCTACCACTTTGCATCAAAAGAAGATGGCTCAAGACCACCAAAGAAGAAATGGAGCATGGGTCTTTAAATGGGAAAAGAAGTTGCACTACTTGATGACCTGCTAATTAAAGCAGCGGCTGGCGGTAAGTCAGGGGATGAGATTGAGCGTTTGACAGGCATCCCTGCAGCTCAAGCTGTGCTTCACGTAAAGCAACTTCTAGCAACCCGTGATATCTGGACTGAGCAAGAACAAAGGCAACTGCTACTTAGCGAACTGCACGAACTAAAAGACAGCCTCTCCGACCACGCCATCAAAGCTGGTGACCCAGAATCTGCAAGGCTACTACTAAAGACGCTGGAGATTATCGGCAAGCGACTTGATGGTCAGCAGCAGGTTCTGGACGAGAACATGATTAAGCTTAGCCACTTCCAGGAGCGAGTACTACTCCGTGCGATGGACACAGCTCTAAATTTTGCAACGAAGCAGCTTGGTGAAAGATACCCAGATATTACAAGAAGCGAACTTGAGGAATTAGTTGCAGACGGACTGCAGCAGGCAAAGTATGAGATAGTAGAAGATGAGTCTATCTGAGACCTGTAGTTGCGGTGCGGCTTTTTCTGCTGAGCGCAATGACGAACTGAAGTTGCTAAACGCTTGGCGTACCCAGCACAAGTGCGCTTATCCAAAGCAGGGGGACCTAGCGATTATGGATTCTTCTAGAAACGAACTTGCCCCAGACTACACCGAGCCTGAGCTACACATTGGCTTTAGACGCTCTGAAGAAGATGACGATGATTGATACCGTTATTGATGGAGTTATCGCTGACCTTCGTAAGCGCAGCAAGAACTCAGTATACCTAACTGACCCAGAAGCTTGGGCACAGGATGTGCTTGGCAAATCACTTTGGTCAAAGCAAAAAGAAATTGCTGAGAGCGTTGTGCACAACACGCATACCGCAGTTGTATCTTGCAACGGTGCTGGTAAGTCAGCCCTTGCTGGTATCATGGGCGCTTGGTGGATTGCGGTGCATGACCCGTATGAAGTTGCGTTGATTTGTTCAGCACCTACCTACCCGCAGATTGCTAGAGTGCTTTTCCGTGAACTAAAAGATAATCACAAGCTTGCAGCAGAGCGTGGCTTTAGTCTGCCAGGTCACATCAACCAATCAGAAGAATGGAAGCTAGATGATAGCTACGGCACACTTATTGGCTTTGGTCGCAGGCCTGCAGATACTGACATTGTTTCCGCTTTCCAGGGTATTCACCGTAGGTTCGTTTTTGTGGTTCTCGATGAAGCTGGTGGTATTCCTCTCGATTTGTACACTGCTACTGAAGCCGTAACAAACACAGCCGATGCAAGAGTACTTGCGATTGGAAACCCTGACCGCCGAGGCACAGAGTTCCACCGCATCTTCCGTGAAGACCCGACTTGGAATAAGATTAGCATTTCAGCTTATGATACTCCAAACTTTACAGGCGAAGATGTTCCAGAAAGCTTGAAGCCACTTCTAATCCAGCGTGAGTGGGTTGAGAAGCAAAAGATTTCTTGGGGTGAAGAATCCGCTAGGTTTAAGTCAAAGGTGCTGGGCGAGTTCCCAGATGAAACCGATAACACATTCTTCTCGCAAGCTGCCATTGATAAAGCAATTGACACCGAGATTGCAGATGACACTCAGCAAACTACAGTACTTGGCGTTGACCTTGCACGATTCGGTGAAGACGAATCTGTTGTGTACATGAACCGTGGTGGCAGATGCCGTAAGATACAAACTTGGTCTAAGGCTACAGCCATCGAGTCGGCTAACAGGGTGCACAAGCTGGCAATTGATAACGCAGCCACAGAAGTCCGAGTTGACGCTGCAGGTTTGGGTGGACCAGTAGTTGATATGCTTGCCAACCTTGCCAACAACAGATACGTTGTAATTTCTATGATTGGTTCTGCAGCTAGCCCAGACAGGATGCGCTGGCTCAACGCCCGTGCTCACATTTATGATGGCTTGCGTGAGGCAATGATTGACGGCAAGCTGGACCTAGACCCAGATGACAAGAGCCTGCTAGATGAAATGCTAATGATTCAATATAAGTTCTCGCCTAAGGGTGCAATCCAGATTGAATCCAAGGATGACATGCGTTCTCGTGGAGTTAAGTCCCCTGACAGCCTAGATGCCTTGACTTATGCTACCGCTGACCTATCTCACATAGTAAATGCCAAGTATGGAGACAAGAAAGCTGGGGATTTAGTAGAGTTTGATTACAATGTTCTTGACAATCAGTACACCTTTTATAAGGACTGGGTATGGTAATTACAGTATACAATTGTTTTATTATAGTTTTAACTAACTTTTAGGATGTTTCTCCATGGATTTTTCCCAACTTTCAGAACAATTTAACGCCACTCTTGCAGAGAATGAAATGCTTCGTGAATCTTACACAAGCATGGCTCAGGCAGTACTTGCCTTCGATGATGCAGGTTGGAACCCTGGTGGCGCTGTAACTGAGCGTGGATTCACACTTGCCCAGCTAAAAGACATCGCAGAGAAGGCAAGGCAGACCACAGAAGGTAACCCACTTCTAAAGCGTGGTTCTGGTTTGCGTACTTCCTACATCTTTGGACGTGGCATCCAGTTCAGCGAGCAGCCTCCACGTATCAAGCGATTCATGGAGCTTCAGCAGAACCAGGATGTTCTATTCTCCCCTGAGGCACAGGTCATTAACGAGCGTAGCCACTTCACAGACGGACAGTTCTTTGTGCTTGGAAGCATCGCCACTAAGACTTTCCAGCGTATTCCTATGGAGCAAATTAGTGCAGTAGTCACAAACCCAGATGACGAAGAAGATATCTGGTACTACCGCAGAAGCTGGACTCGTAAAGCATCTAACCTAGTTGGTTCAGGTGGCTCAGACCAGACCCTTGAAGTTTGGTATCCAGCAGATACTTACCAGCCATCCAATGGAAGATACGTTTCACGTATTGAGAACCAGCCAGTAGATGTTAACTTTAGAATGTTTGCTTCCCGTGTCAACCGCAGAGCTGGTTCTATCTGGGGAGTGCCAGATGCTTTCCCAGCTTTGCCTTGGGCTTACGCTTACAACGAGTATCTAAAAGACGGAAGCCGTATGCTAAAAGCTTTGGCTATGTTTGCTTGGCAGCTAAAGTCAAAGAGCAAGGGTGGGGCCGCATCTGCTGCTGCAGCAATTGCAAACCCATCAAGCGTTGGCTCTACCGCTGTGGTTGGAAACGACATGGAGCTTTCCTCCCTACCCCGTGCGAGTGCAATTGACCTAACCGATGGAAGACCGCTTGGCTCTATGGTTGCGAGCGCCTTGGAAGTTTCTGTTGTGGCACTGCTATCAGACCCAGGAACCTCTGGTGCCTACGGAACTGCACAGACCTTGGATGTCCCTACGATAAAGGCGATGGAGGCTAGACAGCACGTTTGGACTTTGTTCTACAAGAGGATTATGAACTTCATCGGAGCCAGAGATGTTGAGATTAACTGGCCTAAGATTGAAACCGAATCCAGCCAGAGACTAATGCAGGCCCTAGCCCTAGCCCGTGAGACCAACGCAATCTGGGATGACGAGTACCGTGCTGCTGTTATCGAGACCTTGGATATTCCAAAGTTGCACACCACTAACCCACCAGTGCAAGGTGCTGAGCAACCTGGTTCGGCAATTCCTTCTCAGGGTAATTCGGGTGCCGTAGGTTCGATGCAAGACAACGCAAATGATTTGAGAGACGCAGACGCAGCTCCCGTAGCATAATACTCTGTATGCTATAATAGTCTATGTATCTATAACTATATGGAGAATTTATGAGCATTGAACTAAGAGAAAATCTTGGTCCCAATTTCGAGCCCACCAAGGGTAACAAATGGAAAGTCAAAGTCATCGAGGCTGGTTGGGGTAGCTCAGGTTATTACCCAGCAGAAATGCTTCGTGAGTACGGACCGAATGTATTCAAAAAAGGTACTAAAGTTTTTATGAACCACCCTTCAATGAATGAAGAGAATGACCGCCCCGAAAGAGACGTTGAGAAGCTCGCTGGTAAACTAACCTCCGATGCTTACTTTACTGAAAACGGACTTGTCGCAGAAATCCAATTTTACTCCCACTACGCTCCTATTATCAAGGAGATGTACGAGGACGTAGGTTTGTCTATTCGTGCGCTTGGTGAAGCCAGCGTTGGAGAGGCAGAGGGTCGTGAAGGACCTATCATCGAAAGCTTAGTAGCCGATGCGCTAACAAGTGTAGATGTTGTAACCGTAGCTGGAGCTGGAGGGAAATTTATTTCTCTTCTCGAAAGTTACACCAGAAAAGATGCTGGTACCTTAGAGGTAACAGAATCCTTATCGGAAGGAAATGGAATGTCCATTAGCAAGGAAGAATTTGACGCAGCAATTGCTGACCTCAAAGCAGCCTTCGTTGAGGCAATCTCGCCTGTTATCGAATCAGTTTCGATTTTGGCGGAAGCAGCTAAGCCTGCTGAGGAAGAAGTAGCGTCAGCTGAAGAGGAAACTCTTGAGCCAGCTATTGACCCAGTAGACGTAGCTACTAAATTCAACGAGTCAGGCCTACCTAAGCTTGCCCTTCAGCGTGTAGCTGAGGCAATGAAGGCTGGTTCTGAAAAGTCCGTAGACGAACTAATTGAAGACGAGAAAGCATACGTCACAGCAGTTAGCGAGTCTGTATCAACCCCTGCGGCTGACACCTATGGTGTTATCCACGAGGCATCAAACATCAGCCCAGTAGACGAGCTAGACGCAATTGTGTCTCGCATCGCTGGCAAGTAAAGTAAGGAATAAGTAAATGGCTCTTAATGAAATTTACAAATACGCCAACGAGCTAGTATTCCCAGTTAACACCGCTGTCGTATCTGGCAACGTTGTTAAGGTTGGAGACCTTGTCGGTGTGGCACAGAACACAGCAGTAACTGGCGAAGATGGCAACAAGTATGCCACTCTAAAGCTAGATGGTGCTGTTAAAATTGCATCAAAGTCTGGTGACACATTTACCGTAGGCGCAAAGGCATATGGAGTTGCTAACTCAACCACTGGAGTTATTCCAGAGGCTCAGGTCTCCGCAACTAGCGCAAAGCTAATGGGACACGTAACCGAAGTTCTAACTGGCTTCGTTGTTGTTCGTCTAGCTCAGAACTAAGGATAGGTAAAAATGACAGAAAACACTACATCAAGACAGGTTGAAGCAGCTAAGCTTCTCGAAGGTGCACTTCGTGGAGACCGCCGTGACAAGCTAAAGCTACAAGAAGGTATTTCCACAAGCGACCTACCTATCCAGCTAGCACCAGTAATCAACAAGATTCTATTGCAGAACTACGAGTCCACCCCAAAGGTGTGGGACCGTTTCGCAACTCGTCTAGTTGTTGATGACTTCCGCAAGCAGCAGTTCCTAAACCTCCGCTACGAGGACTCAGGCATGGACAACCAGGGAGACAAGTTCCGTGAGGGCTCACTTCCTACCGTTGGCGAGTATGACGAGTACCCAAGCGCAGGATTCTTCTCAGTAACTGAGGCAGACTTCGCAGTTAAGAAGGCTGGACAGAGAGTACGTTTCTCATGGGAAGCTGTTGTTAACGATGGAAACATCTCACTACTAGAGCGTCTACCAATCGAGCTAGGCCTAAAGGCTGCTGGAAAAGAAGACGAAGAAGTTACAAAGCAGCTTGTTGCAAGCTCAGGTCTAAACACCACTAACTTCAAGTCAGGAAACAACAACTTGTTCTCTGGCAACGGAGCGCTAACCCTAGAGAACCTAGAGAAGGCAATCCAGGCTGCAAACCTACAGCAGTACAACGGCAAGCTAATCCAGCCTGTAAGCCGCTTCGCATTGGTAATCCCACGTGCGCTTGAGCTTACTGCTAGAAAGATTCTTGCAGTTCAGACTGTTGAGACATCAGCTACTGTTGGTTCAATTGTAACCAAGACCATCACTGGAAACCCAATCGGTTCTCAGGTTGAGATTGTTGTAAACGACTGGATTACAAAGATTAACTCTGGAGCAGGTGCATACTGGTTCCTAATCCCAGTTCCATCAGCAACTCTAAACCCAAGCGTAGTTCTTGGATTCCTTCGTGGATTCGAGGCTCCTGAGCTTCGTGTCAAGGCAGCTGCTGGTCAGTTCCTTGGTGGCGGAGATGTCCCAGAGAACTTCGGTTCATTCGATAACGATGACTGGCAGATGCGAATCCGCCACATCGCTACTGGTGGATTCTTCGTTCCTGCTGGAACCATTGCTTCAACTGGAGCTGGAAGCTAATAGCTCAAAGCCCCTAAAGATAGCCCCTCACTTCGGTGGGGGGTTTTCTTTTACCCACAACTGTGCTATAATATACCAATAACTTAATAGGGGCATAATTACAAAAGACCAGTACTAACGCAAGGAAAGGTGGTCCTATGAAAAAGCTTATCGCAATTAGTGCAATGACACTTATGCTAACAACCTGTGGAGTTCCATCGCAGGCAGATGTAAAAAAAGAAATAGCAACACAACAAGAAGAAGTCACTTTCAACTTCTGGGATTTAATTTTAGAAATTAAAGAACAGGAAGCTGCTGAACTTCGAGCAAGTCAAATGCAACAAAGGATTATGGAACTGCAACCATACGTTCACAATACGTGGTATGTATTCGCAGGCTCTACCCCAGAAGGCTGGGATTGCTCTGGCCTTGTGATGTGGTTTTATTCTAAATTTAATTTACAATTAGAGCACTCCGCAACAGCACAAATGTATTCTGGTGAGCACACAAAAGAACCCTTGCCTGGTGATGTAGTTTCCTTTTCCCATGTTGGCTCAGAAGTGGCGTATCACAATGGAATATATATTGGCGCTGGATTATTTATACATTCTCCAAGACCTGGAGCTAAAACTAGATTATCTTTAGTTGATGAATATATGGATGGTAATCCAGAAGTTACTTACACTAGGTTGGATTTCTAGACAATGTTATAATAGGGTTTCACAATCCTAAAGGAGAAAAATGCCAGCAGTAATTTATACATTGCCGTCCTGTGTCCAGTGTGACACAAGCAAGCGCTTAATGAAAAGCATGAACATCGAATACACAGAAGTTGACCTTAGCCAGAACGAGGAAGCTTACGAAATGGTAAGAGCCCTCGGCTACACTGCAGCCCCTGTGATTATTTCTGGAAACCAACACTGGAGTGGTTTCCGCATGGAAAGAATCAAATCACTTGTGGTCAATAAGGGCTAATACATGATAGAATAGCACTACATGATGTACCTCCTTTCATCGTGTGTGTGTTGCGAGAACCGCCCTGTTGAGCTAGACTCCAGGGCGGTTTTCCCTACAATGACTGATAGAATAGAGCTAGTATGATTATCTGGCCTGACAGTAACTTACCCCCTCAATCCCAAGAATGGGCTGAAAAGGTTGAAGGGGAAATTGAGCGCATTGACAAAAAACCATCTGGTGGTGGTGGCGATTCTGCTGCTGGCACTCCTGGACCACAAGGCCCAGCAGGTCCTCAGGGGCCGCAGGGCGAGCCTGGAGCCACTGGAGCAACTGGAGCCAAGGGCGATAAGGGTGACCAAGGTGAACAGGGCATACAGGGCATACAGGGGCAGCAGGGCCTAAAGGGTGACACTGGACTAAAAGGTGACACTGGAAGCCAAGGTATTCAAGGAGTAAAAGGAGATACTGGAGATACTGGAGCAACAGGCGCAAAAGGAGATACTGGGGCCCAGGGCCCACAAGGTTTAAAGGGCGATACTGGCGACCAAGGAATCCAAGGCATACAAGGAATCCAAGGCGAGCAAGGAGCTCAAGGTGCACAAGGTGTTAAAGGCGATACTGGTAATACTGGACCGAAAGGGGATACGGGCGCTACAGGAGCAACGGGAGCTCAAGGTCAAAATGGTTTTTCGGCTTATCAAGTTGCTGTTATTGATGGATTCATTGGTACGGAAGCGGAGTGGCTAGATAGCTTAGTCGGTCCCGAAGGTCCCACAGGCCCAACTGGACCACAAGGTGCTTCGGGTGATAGCTCAACACATTATCACTACACTGCAAAAACTAACACAACAAGCGGAGACCCCTCACATCAGCATCTTGCTTGGAATAACGCAACCCAGATAAACTCCACTGCACTTCAGGTAAGCCACATAGATGCTGATAACCAAGATGACAGCATTTTTCTAGACCTAATTAATCAAAACGATGTTTTAATTATTCAAGACAAAACCAATGCTGCAAATTATCAGAAGTGGGAAGTGTCAGGCACTCCAACTTACAACTCTACATGGAATCGGTTTCCTGTAACCCTTATTGAATCAGGGGGCACTGGGACAACTAACTTTGCAAATAACCACGCCGTGCTTTTGATTATTGTTTCTGTCGGAAACGTTGGGCCTCAGGGTCCCCAGGGAATCCAAGGGGTTAAGGGTGATACTGGAGCAACGGGTGCCACTGGTCCGAAGGGTGATAAAGGAGATAAAGGTGACGATGGTGCTGCTTATGGTAATATAGATGGTGGAAAGTCTAATAGCGTTTATGGCGGGATTAGTTCGATAATGGGCGGAAATGCGGTAATGGTCTAATGGCAGTTCAAATACAACTTAGAAATGACACGGCAGCTAACTGGACTGCTGCTAATCCAATTCTTGCTCAAGGCGAGATGGGCTTAGAAACAGATACTAGATTATTTAAAATTGGCGATGGAGTAAAAACCTGGTCACAACTTTCGTATGGTGCTTTAAGCGTCCAGACGATTGATGGCGGAACGGCATAGTCAAGGTATAATAAAGACATAATGGCTAATATTCCAAGCAACGTTTCTTACGGTACCGTAAAAGGTAGGTTTATCCTAGCTTACGGTGATACGGTTGATTCTGGTCCAGAACCAGATGCAATACCAGCGGCTGGAAGTGTATTCTTTACAGCTTCCCCAGTACTTCTTAAAAACGCAACGGCATCCCCAGACCCAGTTACAATTCTTCCAGCAACTGTTGAGGTGCCTCTTGACGTAGATGGATACCTTCGAGCATTTGCTGGCACAGACGGACTTGGCGTAAGGCTAGTTGCAACTGATGACCCTCAGAACAATCCAGTTAACTGGACATGGCGTGTTGACTTTAGGCTTACTGACCCAGCTGGCACACCACTAACTCTTCCAAGCTTTAGCTTCTCTCTTGCAAGCGGTGCAACTGTAGACCTAACTAGCCTTAGCCCTGTGCCAGATGCAAACGGAACTTTCTATCTAGTTGGACCTACTGGACCTACTGGTGCTACTGGACCAGCGGGTCCTGCAAATGCTCTTACTGTTTCTGGAACTACAACTGGTGCTGCTGGTTCAAGCGCATCTGTAACTGTTTCTGGAACTTCCCCAACTCAGTCTTTGGCTTTTACTATTCCACGTGGTGACAAAGGTGACAAGGGAGATAAAGGTGACACTGGAGACACTGGACCAGTAGGAGCAACTGGTGCAACTGGTATTCTCTGGCAAGGCACTTGGTCCAATACTGTTGATTACGTAAATAATGATGCAGTTTTCTATAATGGCGCATCTTGGTTTGCTTCTGGTAATCCACCAGT